CTCGATTTCCGGCGGCGCGATTGAAACGGGGCTGAAAGCGTTTGGCCTTTTGACCGAAATGCGCAATGGGGCGTTTTTCGTGGGCAATGACAATATCGCATACCTGATTTCCGGGGGGTCTTTGATCCCTGTATCCACGCGCGGTGTTGAGACTGCAATCGAGCAATCGCAGCCAAACAAGTGCTTTTATTACGAGGATGAGGGGCACAAGTTTTGCGTCCTGCAATTCAATGATCGTCCGGCGTGGTGCTATGACGTGTCTGTCAATGAATGGCACGAGCGGTGCGAAGGGGCAGACTTCGGGCCATGGGCCGCGACGGCTTCGGCTCAGGCTTATGGGGCGTGGTATGTCGGGAATGATTTTGGCGATGTTCTGAGACTGCAACGCACAAACCTTGATGCGGGCGAGCCGCTGTTTCGCCGTGCGGTATCGACTACGCTTGAGAATGACGGGCAGCGGTTCACGATCAACCGGGCACAGTTTCAACCGCAAACGGGGTTTGGCAATGACGCGGGCGGTGCGCCTGAAATCATGTTTCGGTTTTCGCGGGATCGTGGGCAGACATGGGGCCGGGAGCGGTGGCGTGATGTCGGCGCGGATGGGGACTATGACAAGTTGGTCACTTTGCGGGCGCTTGGGCGCTTTCGGCGCGCAACAGCGGAAGTCACGATGTCAACTCCGGTTGATATTCCGATCAGTTCTCAGATGTTTCTGGAGGTGACGTGATGACGGTTGAGCGTCCGCAGTATAACCTGCCGTTTGTGCGCGAGGACGGCCACACAACGGAAATCACGCAGCAGTTCTTGGAAAAGCTGATTGCAGAGGTTATCCGGCTTAGAGCCGAGGTTGACGACCACGAGGCGCGCTTGGTGGTGCTTGAGCCATGAGAATAACGGTTGATGAGGCTCGGGAGTATTTCCAGCACATAAGCCAGCAAAAGGCCGCGATGATTTCACCGGATGCTTTACCGGATAAAGATGTGGTATACTATGCCAAAGACGGGGTTTGCACCTGTTTTCACGATGCACACTGGCCGGGGGTTGTCATGGCGCACTATGCAGTAAAGCCGGAAGTTTGGGGTCGCACGGTTGAGCCTGCCAAGGCAATGTTGCGCGCGTTTTGGGATGCATACAATCCCGAGGCAATCATTGGCTGGACGGACGCGGCAAACAGAATGGCCGTGAGTTTTGCCAAGCGCGTTGGGTTTGTTGAACATGGGCGGATGATCCTGCCGAGCGGGACAGTCATAATGCAGGAGTGGAAACCATGGGATTAGGCGGCGCAATCGGCGGAATTGTCGGCGGTATCATCGGCAACAAGGGCGCTAAGGATGCATCCAAGGCGCAAGAGCAGGCCGCACGCGAGCAGCTTGCCCTAGAGACCCGCATCTATGACGAGAACGTCGAGCGGTTCCAGCCGTTCTATGGCATTGGCTTAGATGCTCAGAATGCCTTGGCGTTTGAGTTGGGGTTGGCAGATCGGCCCACGTTTGGCGGCGATCCGCAACAGGTTGTGGAGTTTCAAGACACGCAGCCCAGCAAGGGATTGCAGCCCTTCACATATGAAGGCGGTCAACGTGAAGGCATTGTAGGTTTTAAAGACGCTGGGCCGGTCACGACGACAAGGTATCGTGTGGGCGAACAGGTCTTTGACAGCCGTGAAGCTGCGGATGAATACGCGGCGGCAAACCCGACAGGCGGCACAGAATATGGCGGCTTCAAGGCAACGCCGGGGTATCAGTTCAACCTAGATCAAGGTCTAGCGGCGATTGACAACAGCGCGGCAAGCCGGGGTAATGTGTTCTCTGGCGCGACGATGAAAGCAGCGCAGCAATTCGGCACGGGGCTGGCAAATCAGGAATACAACAACTTCCTGAACCGCCTGACCGGGCAAGCATCATCGGGGCAAGCTGCGGCTGGGAACCAAGCGACGGCTGGCAGTAACTTTGCGGCAGGCGCTGGCAATGCTTTGTCAGGCATCGGCAATGCGCAATCGGCTGGGGCTATTGGTTCCGCCAATGCGATCAACGCCGGGATCAACAATGCAATCGGCGGGTTTAACTACCAGAACCAGCTTGCCAATGCGAACAAGGCGCAAAGCGGGGTTGGCGGGTTGTTTAGCCTGTTCACGGGGTCTGCACCGGGCAGCGCTAATTCTCTGGGGCTTTCGTGATGGATATGCGGCAATACAGGGACGCGATAGCCTCAATCGAGAGCGCGGGCAGCGGGGATTATACCGCCGTTGGCCCGACGAACAAACGGCTTGGGCGGGCGCTAGGCCGCTATCAGATCATGGAGGCCAATATCCCTGTCTGGTCGCGCGAGGCGCTTGGCTATGAGGTAAGCCCGGATGAATTCTTGCAAAACCCTGAATTGCAGGACGCTATCTTTGACCACAAATTCGGATCGTATGTTCAAAACTACGGTCCGGAAGGGGCCGCACAGGCTTGGTTCGCGGGGCCGGGTGGCGTTGGAAAGATGGGGCGCAAGGACGTTCTAGGAACGTCTGTAGCGGATTATACAGGCAAGTTTTCCAATGCGCTTGGGCGGTCTGGCCCGATGTCGGCTGGCATGTCTGGCATGCCTTCATCGCAGCCCGGTGGCAGACCGCGGCAAGAGCGCGAAAACGCTTTGGCCGAAAAGAAAGAGCCGCAACGCCCCGTCGCAAACCTACTCGATCCGCGCGCTTTCCAGCGTGAACAACGCCCCGTCAACCGTCTCGCATTTACTTAAGGAAAACCCATGGCTCTTGATCCGAGAATAATTCTAGCCGGTCAGGTTCCCGATACGGTCAACACGTTGGCGCGTTCGACGCAGGCGGCATCGCTGGCAAATGCAAACCAGCGTCAAAACGCCTTGGCGCAAACGTATAAGCAATACGGGCCGGGCATCTTGGCGGGGGATCAGAACGCGCTGAATGTCTTGGCGCAACAAGACCCGACGCTGGCGCTTGGCGTGCAGAACACGTTGCAGGATAACCGCATGGCGGAAAGCGGGCTTGCGATGCGTGAACAGGAATTCGGCATGCGCGTGCGTGAATACAAGTCACAGATTTCCCGTGAACAAGCAGCGGCAGAGGCTGCGGAAATCAAGAAGGGCGTGTTTATGGGCAGCAAGGCCCAAACGCCTCAGCAATGGGACCAGTTGATGCAGGGGCTAGGCCAGACTGATTTGGTCGGGCAGTTTGAAAACCGCGACATGCTGATGCGCCAGTATATGACGGCGGCGGAAATCCTTGATGCAGACGAAGGGCCGGAAGAACCTACCGCAGTTCGTTCGCTTCGGATCAGAGCGCAAGAGGCTGGATTGCAACCGGGAACGCCGGAGTTTCAAGAATTCATGCGGACGGGCGGCAAGACAGAGGCAAGTCGCGTGATCATGGGGCCGGATAACAAGCCTATCTTTGCAGAGGGCGATGCTGCAAAGAATATCAAGTTCACTGAGGGGCAGAGCAAGGACAACGTGTTTGTGACCCGCGCGAAAGGTGCTTTGGAGGTGCTGGAGCCGGTCGCAGGGGCTCTTGTGAGCCGTGGCAATCGCATTGCTGAGGTGGTCCCCGGTGGTATTGGCCGTGAATTCCAAGACGCTGATTTCCAAGTGGCGAAACAGGCAGGCGATGAGTTTCTGCAAGCTATTCTGCGCAAAGACACAGGTGCGGCAATTACACCGGCTGAGCAAGAACTTTATGGCATCACGTATTTGCCGCAGCCGGGGGATCAGGATGAAGTTCTAGAGGCAAAGCGCAACGCCCGCGCTCGTGCGGTTGATGCTATCGAGGCTGGCATGTCGCCATTGCAACAGCTTGTGGTCGATCAGGCTCTTGTCAAAGGTGCGCAGAGGCAGGGCACGCAAGGGGCAGGCACAACGCCCGCACCATCAAACCCGCGCGGCGTTGGCGGTGGGCAGCAATCGCAGTCCGGTCAGGACTTCACAAACATGGGCATCGCCGATCTGGCAAAGGTTGACGTGACCACGCTTGATGAGGCGGGGTTAGATGCGTTCCTAGAGGCCATGCAAGCGGCGAGGGGGCAGTGATGTCAGACGAAAAACGCAAGCGCGCCCTGGCCCTACAGCTTCAATTGACGCTTAGCGCGGGACTGGATCAGCCTGAGCGCATGGGTATGCGGGAACGTGTTGAAGCGGCAAAGGCTGGCACATTGCAAGCTGACCCCGAAACGCTTGACCGTGCATCGGCGCTAAGCCAGCGGGCAGAGGATCAAATGACGCTTTCCCAGATGGGCGGGGCGGCGGGCGGTCTTGTGGCTAAGGGCGTTCAAGGCGTGCCGATCATTGGCGAATTTGTCGATGAGGCGTTCAACGCGATCAATCCCGGCCAAGGCGACAGGCTCAGAGCATTGCAGGCCGCGACAGAGCGGGAATATCCCAAGTCGTCATTGGTTGCGGAAATCGGCGGCGGGATCGTGGGAAGCCTGCCAGCCGCAATCGCTGGCACAGGGGCAGCGATGCAGGCCGCTACGCGCACAGGTCGAGTATTGCGCGGTGCAGCCATTGGGGCAGGCGCTGGAGCGACTGAGGGTGCCATTGCAGGGGCTGGCAGGGCAAACGATGGGGACCGCGTAGGCGGGGCCACAACGGGCGCTGTAGTTGGCGGCACGTTGGGTGGCGTCTTGGGTGCAACAGCCCCGTTGATTGGTGAGGGCGTTGCATCCCTTGCCAAGCGGATCAAACGGCTTGATGTGAAAACGATTGCCGATGAATTCGGCGTATCTGCCCCAGCTGCGCGCACGATCAAGAACGCGCTTTTGAATGACGATCTGGATACGGCTGTTTCGCGGCTGCGTGAATTGGGCGACGATGCTTTCCTTGCAGATGCTGGACCGGCAACGGGGCAGCTTTTGAATTCGGCAAGTGCTACAGGCGGGCAGGCGTTGCGCGTGACGCGTGAGGCGGTAACGGAAAGGTCTGAGCGTCTTGGCCAAAGGTTGCCGCAAAAGTTGGACGATATTCTCGGCGCACCGATTGGCACAAAACAGGCCGCACGGCAAATCGCGCAGACCACGGCCCCGGCGCGCAAGGCTGCGTTTGACCGTGCCTTTTCTCAGCCAATTGACTACGCAGGGCCTGGGCGCAAGATTGAGGGCGTGCTAGAGCGCGTGCCGCCAAACACCATGCAGACCGCAATCAAAGAGGCTAACGAGGCTATGGCCGAGGCGGGGGAAAAGAACCTGCAAATCTTGGCTGATATCGCCGACGATGGCAGCGTGACGTTTCGGGAAATGCCAAACGTGCGCCAGTTGCACGAATTGAAGATGGCGCTTGATGGCGTGGCGCGTGACGCGGTTGACCAGTTCGGGCGGCCCAATGCCCAAGGACTGCGGGCGGGGCGTCTAGCGCGTGATCTGCGCGGGGCCATTGGAGATGCGGTGCCGGACTACCTCAAGGCACTGAAAATCGGTGGCGATAAAATCCAGAGTGACAACGCATTGGACTTGGGGCGCAAACTTTTGTTCAAGGGAACAAAAGTCGAGGATGTGCGCGATTTTGTCAAACAGGGGCTATCAAAGGAAAGCCGCGCCGCTGCACGGCAGGGCATTCGGGCCGCAATTGAGGATACCTTGTCCAACGTGCGCCGGACTATCTCTGACCCTGATATTGACGCCAGAGAGGCGATGCAGGCAGTCAAAGAAATGTCCAGCCGTGCAAACAAGGACAAGTTGAAGTTGATCCTTGGCGACACAAAGGCAAAAGCATTGCTAGACGAATTGGATAGATCGGCGGCGGCTTTGGCGCTACGGGACGCGGTGTCTCGCAATTCCGATACGGCAATTCGACAATCCATTCAGGGTCAGGTAAAGGCAGAAGCAACGCCTAGCCTATTGCGGCGCACGCTTGGGCGGGGGGGCAACCCGCTTGAGGCGGCGCAAACGATCACAGAGGAAATTGCGGGCATTGATCCGCGCACCATGTCGGGCCGTGAAAAGGCGATATTCGATGAAATCGCGGATGCTCTTACGCGTGTTCGCGGGCCGGAGGCAGAGCGGGCGCTTGATCTGGTCAGAGTGGCGCTTGCGGGCCAGCCGATCAAGGATACAGAGGCGCAGCTTATCGGTCGCGTCGTGGCGGGGGTGGGAGCGGGTTCCGTTGGTCAAGGAGGCTTGCAAAGCCTAGAGCGACTACAAACGCGCTAAGGCCGATGATGATAAATACCCAAAGGGGCGCAACAGTTGATATAAGGTAGAAGCCCCAAGCAAGACCGCCCAAGAATACGGGCGCGCAGAGTAAAACGATGATGACGGCAACATTCACGGCGATTGAGCGCATTACTTGTTCCTTTCTGGTCTAAAATAGACCTTAATATGGGCAAAAACCAGAGGCAATAACATGGCAGACCGTATCATCCTACCTCGCGCCCTAGATAGCAATGGCGATATTGTGCCGGGTGCGGTTGCGTATTTCTTTGCTATCGGCACAACAACACCACTCACGGTTTACAGCGACCCGGCGGGGTCTACATCAATCGGCACGTCACTGGCGTCCGATAGCGCTGGCGTGTTTTCTGCGACCTTTACAAACAGCCCGTTGAAGGTGGACATAAGAACACCGGCGGGCGTGTCTTTGCCGGGGTTCCCAAGCGATAACTTCTTTATCGTTCCGACATCATCTAGCGCGGCGGGAAACGTCACGTTTTCGCCAACGGTTGATATTCCAGAAACCAACGTGCAAAGCGCAATTGAACACGTTCAAACAGACGTTAACACGCGCGCGCCCAAAGCCTCACCTGCGTTCACTGGCGTCCCAACCGCGCCGACGGCGGGGTCGGGAACAAGCAACACGCAAATTGCTACAACGGCCTATGTTCGCGGTCAGGTTCTAGACGAGGATGATTTTGCGACAAACAGCGCGGCTCGACCGCCTTCGCAGCAAAGCACGAAGGTTTATGTGGATGCTTCTATTGCCGCTGCAAAACTTATTTTTCCTGCGCAAGTTGCCACCACAACCGGAACGGCGTTTGATTTCGAGGACATCCCCACGACAGTCTCTGAGATTATCATTGTCTTTGACGGGGTGAGCCTAAGCGGGACCGATGATGTTCTTGTGCAGCTTGGCACGGCAGGCGGAATTGGTGCGTCTGGATATGACAGCGCTTCACTCAATGCGGGCAGCAGTGGCGTAGTCAGCACCGCAGGTCTGATCGTTCGCGCTATCGGCGCGGGAAACGCACTAACGGGTCACATGACGATCACGCGCATGGAAAGCAACCTATGGGCGGCAAGCCACACGATGCGAAACGCCCCTGCCGGGTCCACGGTATCAATCGGCGCAGGCGATACGCAAGCGTTCGCATTGGCCGTCAACCGCGTTAGGATCACGCGCACGGGAACCGATACTTTTGATGCAGGCGCAATTCGGATAGGATACCGCTGATGACCATTACCAAGATCAATGTGCAGACCGGAACCGTCACCACGCTTGACGAGGCCGCGCCGTCCTACGTGACGCCAGAGCAGGCGCTTGAACAAGGGCGCGCGGCAATGGTGGCAAGCCCGATGCAAATCAGACTAGCGCTCTTGGCGATTGGCCGGTTGGCTGAGGTCGAGGCTATTGTCGCGGCGGCAAGTGAAACCGTGCAAATCGCATGGGACCGCGCAACGCAGTTCCCGCGCAACAGCCCCACGATAGCGGCATTGGCCCCGGCGGCTGATCCGCCGTTCTCAGCAACCGACATTGATGATCTGTTTCGCGCCGCGATGCAAATAGAAGCCTGATCGAGAGGAATAGGCCATGCAGTTCAAAACCTTCACATTCCGAGACAGGCTCGGGAACGCGGTCCGAAACGCCGATGTGCGCGCCCGTATACGCAACACGGTAACGGAAATTGCGGTTTTTGACGAGGACGGGGATCAAATAACAGACTTGGAGCTTTTGAAAACCGACGCGAACGGGCAGATTGCCTTTGCGGCTCCGAATGGCTTCTATGATATTTTCGCGGCTCTTGGCGCTGCGACGTTCAAGATTGAAAACCAGAAGTTCCGCGACGTGCGAGATTTTGAGACTGTTGCGGAGTTTTTTTTCACAGTTACCGCAGGCTACACCGCGACCAATGGCACAGTTATTAATGCCGGTCCCGTCCAGTTCCAAGCAGACGATAGCGCCGCTATTGACGGGCTTCCGGTCGGGTGGAAACCGTTCGGCGATACATACCCTGAGCACTGGAAAGATAACGCCGCCCCCGGCACAACGGATATGACGGACGCTATTCTTGCCGCGTGGGCATACTCCAAGTATCTCAAATTCTTCCCCCATGAATACGCGCACACTGGACCGCTTGAATTGCTGGGCAGCAACACGACAGGCTCATTTGAGGGGTTCGCACTTATCGGCGCGGGCCGTGAACTGACCGTGTTTGTGCAGCTTGACACAACGGCAAGCGGCATCATCATTGACAACGCGGCGGCGGCTGGTCAGTTTCCATTGATGCACGGTATCGCCCGTGATTTCTCAATTCGCGTCACTGGTCAGACATTGGCAGACGATGCCACCGCCTTGACGCTCAAGCGCGTGACTTATAGCGGCTTTTCGCACATCACCTTTGACAGCTACACCAACCATATTCGCCTTGAGGGTGCGCCCACAAACAAGTTCTATCAGAATTATCATCGGAACGGGAAGCGCGGGGCGCAAGAGGCCAATGTTCTTTTCACGTTGACCGATAGCACATATACAAACAGCTTCGGCAACGAATTTATAGCCTGTGAAGCTGACGGGGCACCGGATTTCCAAACCGCTTTCCGTCTTGAGGGTGTTGACCAGCTAACCGTGACGGGCGGTCACTATAATTTCTGCAAGCGCAAAGTTCACATCTGCCCAAACAATACCGGGAACCAAACCGCGATATTCCAGATCGCTTTCAATGGCGTTTACTTCGACGGGGGCGCGACCGGGAACACTGAATTTCTGTTCATTGAAGGGTCTGACCCGGATACGAACGGCGACACAATCCGCATTGAGGGTATCTATGTCAACGGTGGCATTATTCGTGTCGGGACGCAGGCGCTCAAGATTTCGAATGTTTCCGCAGATGTGGCGGGCATCGGGACGATCAAGGATATTATCTTTGACGGAGTGGAAATCCAAGACTACAGCGGGCGCATTTTTGACACTTACAACAATGCGATAACCGAAGCGGACAAACACACAAAAATCCAGAATGTCCAAGTTACCGATTGTCAGATCATGGACGAGGGTATTCTTGGTGGGCGCACAAACGCGCCGAGAGCCTTTGATCTGATCGGCACGGCGGTAAAAGTTTCTGACAATACCATTGCTGGTGGATGGGACGACGGTGGCGAAGAGGTTGTTGCCATTAGAAACGCCACGCTTAAAGGCGTTGTGTCTGATAACATTTTCAACACCGCAAGAACCGCTCCAATTTCTGCCGGCCCTAATGTCGTAGTGTCTGGCAATGATGAAAGCGCAACCTATCCGGGCCGGTGGGTGGCTCGCAGCCCTGTTACTATTGGGCCGTCAAACCGCGCTGGCGCTGGTCTGGTCATCACGGCAAGAACGGCGGCGACGGAAAGCGACATTGCCCTAAAAGGCAACGCTGTGGTCGGCGGGGAAACATCTGTCACGCATACCTTTGAAAGCGGCGGGTATATCCGCTGGATGAAGGACGTCACCGACACTGAGGGCGGCTTGGCGGGCGGGACTGAAATTGGTCGGATGGATGCAACGCGTTTCAATACGACCCTTCCGCAACGTGTGGTGCCGGTCGCGGTTGCCAGCCTACCGGCGGCGGGCACAGCAGGCCAAGGCGCGCGGCATTTTGTGACCAACGCCACGGCAACGACATTTGCTTCGGTTGTTGCCGGTGGTGGGGCTAATGCCGTGCCCGTCTACAGCGATGGAACAAACTGGCGGATCGGGTAATGATATTCAGCCCCGACGACTTCGCAGGCAGGCCCTATGAGGGCGGGCTAAACCAGACGGGGCATATGGTGGCCGGTGCGGCGCTATCGGCGTTCCTGCCTATCCCTGTGGCGCTGGCTGGCATCCTTGCTTGGGAGGTCTGGCAATTCAAGCGGCGCGGCGCGACAATGGCGGATATGCGGATTGACGCGGTGTATTGGATCGTCGGTGCCGTGACTTGGCCGCTCAATATCTGGTGGTGGCCCGCTTTGCCTGTGGCAGCGTTTGTGCTAGAGTATGTCAGAATTAGCAGAGGAAGCCATGCAGAAGATTGACGCGATAATCGGCCCGCACAGCTTGGAACGGTATGCGCCTATGTTCATGGTCATGCAGGGGCTGCTATTTATCATCGGGTGCATTTACTGGATTGACGCGGCGCACGGCTCGGGATCGTTTCACGAAAGCACATGGGGCAGCTTTGCCTATAACCTCAGTGCGGAATTCTGGGCGATGCTGAACATGGGCGCGGCAACCTTGACCCTGATCGGCCTGATCAATCCTATTCATCGCAAAATGGTTACTATCGGCGGGTTGTTGCATTGCATGCAACATGTTGGACTTTCGGCCTCGGCCTTTTTCACGGGTGGGGATTTAGGCGTTGGGCTTTATGCCTCGGTCTTTTTCCTGACTATGCACATGATAATGACAGCCGGGGCAATATCGGAATGGACGCAGTAGCAGGGGCCTTCGCCCAAGAGATTTTGACGATCTACGGCGTGCCAGGTGCGGCGCTTGGTTTCATCATCTACTTTCTCTGGAAAAATCAACGGACGCCCCCGCCGGGGCCAGTGCCCCAAGACATTCATGTGCAACTTCAATGGATACGTGATACGCTTGTGCGCATGATGACTATTATTGAGGAGCGCAAGAAGTGACCCTGAAATCTTACCCGCACTACAGCAAATGGCCAGCAAGCGAATGGCCATGGACCAGCTTTAGCCCCCGCGAAATGGCGTCCAAGCGCGAAGGTGCCTTGGCGCTGGATACGAACGCCATGGACAAGCTACAGGCGCTCAGGGACCGGCTTGGGAAGCCCATGCTGATTACCTCGGCCTACCGCAGCCCCGCGCACAACAAGGCCGTGGGTGGCGCGAAAAACAGCTATCACATGCGCGGCGTCGCGTTTGATGTTCGCATGGAAAACCAAGACCCGCATGAGTTCGAGGCGGCGGCGCGCGCGGTCGGGTTTACCGGCTTCGGATACTACATAAAAAACGGCTTCATGCACATTGACACAGGCCCCGCGCGCGTCTGGGGAAAACCTTGGCCCAAGACGGAAACGCGCCTTCCCGTCGAGCCGCCCCGTGTCCCTGAAAAGGTGACAGAGGATAAGCAAGCGGGCGCTGCGGTCGGCGCTGGTGGCGCTGGTGCGGTCGCTGTGGCGATTGACGCCATGCCCGCCGTGTCTGGTGTTCTCGGCAAACTGGCCCCCACGGCTCAGCTTGTCGCGGTCGTTATCGCGGCGGTGCTGGTCGGATACGTGATCTGGCGGCGCTTCAAATGATGTGGACCCTTGCAATCATGGTCTGCCTCAACGGCCCAGATGATTGCAGGGGATGGATTGTGCGCCCGATAGATACCCAAGAGCAATGCCTGTTGCTGCGCAATTCAATCCGGCGCATGTGGTGGGACGCGGGGTTTCTGGAGACGGACGCAGAGTGCTTTGAAGGGGCATTCGGATGACTTGGCTTATTGACTTGATCCTTGGCCCTGTAGGTGCCGCGCTAGGCGGTCTGGCGGTCATAGTGGTGACATACTTTAGCGGTAAATCCAAAGGCAAGCTGGACGCAGAGCGCAAGGACATGAAAGCGGAAAGGGCTGCACATGAGAGGATCAACGATGCGGAAATTGGCATTGGGGCTTCTGATACTGAGCGGCGCAAGCGGTTGCGTGACCTCGGGGAACAGTGGGGGAGCGATTGACCGCCTCAGACCGGATGCAGCGGCCCATGCACGCGCGCTTGCTGGTGACGACATGGCAGAGGCACGGGAAACCGGGTTGACGCTTCTAGCCCGCCTTGGGGCGCTTGCGGGGTGGTGACATGCTGGACTTGCTGGAGAGGCTAGGCATCGACTTCGACGCAAGCGATAGAGGCCACTCGGTCATGATCCATAGCCGCCTATTCCCGCGCGCTAAAGCGCAATCCATTTGCAGCAGGGTCATAGAGTTAGAGTTGTGGCCTATAGCCTTTTGCATCGGTTTCTGGCATTGTCTGCGCAGCTATGAGAGGTATCACTAATGCCGGGACTTGGATTAGGGCTAGGGCTAAACAGCCATGAGCCAAGCGGGCCTTCAAGCCCTGCTGGATTGTTTGCGCTCGGTGAGCAAGGCGCATGGTATGACCCGTCCGATCTAAGCACGCTTTGGCAAGACACCGCAGGCACAGTTCCGGTTACTACAGCCGGTCAGCTTGTTGCCCGGATTGACGACAAGTCAGGCAATGACAATCACGCGACACAGGCGACAGAGGCATCGCGCCCTGCCTATCAAACCGACGGCAATATCCATTGGCTTGACTTTGACGGCACCGACGATGGGATGACTACCGGCGCTATCGACTTTTCAGCAAACGATGAAATGGGCGTGTTTGTGGCAATGGAGAAAAACTCCGATACGGTTGCTGGCGTTGTCGTTGAATTATCCGCAGCTTGGACGACTAACGCGGGAAGTTTCGCCGTTACGGTCAATTCAAATTCTGGTGCAGCCGATTACGCGGGTGTCGCAAGAGGAAACGCTACGCTAAGCGCAAACCAAATATCTATCTCTGGGAGCGACCAGCCCGCGCTTGCCGTTATATCTTCTCTGCATGACATTTCCGGAGATAGTTCAGTTCTCAGGATTGACGGCGCGCAGGTAAACGAGGCAACCGGGGACAAGGGCGCTGGAAACTTTGGTAATTACGCCATGAATATCGGTGCGCGCAATAACGCTGCAAGCCTTTACCTCGACGGCAACATCTACGGGCTAATAGTTCGCGGGGCTGCGTCAACTGCCGTGCAAACATCAAACGCAGAGGCATACCTAGCGGCCAAGTCTGGAGTTGCGCTATAAAGGCATGGGTCAGCCGCCGGGGGTGGTAGGCAGGCGATATTTTACATGCACATATCTACCATTCAAAACCGGGTAAAACTTACGTTCTACATTCTCCAGCCAAACGGTTTCTCCGGTCGCTTCGCACTTGACAGGATGCCACGCAAACCAGATGTGCCATTTCCCATCATGCGGCAAGCCAAACCTCATTCCCCTGCCTCCCCTGCATCCGCTAGGGCGCGGAGGGCTTCGGTCAACGCGGGCAGGTATCCGATGCGCTTGCCGTTGATTAGGCGGTTGTTGCGCATGGTTGTGATCGCCAAATCCAACATCTCTTGTTCGTCTGCCAGCAACACCATTGCCGCCTCACCCACCGTCACGGGGGCCGGTTCAAGGGCGGCGAGGATGCGGCGCTCGTAGTCGGCTTGGGCGGCGGCTTTGGCGGCGTCTGCGTCTGCCCATTCACCTGACAGGAACGTGTCGCAATATCCCGGCACAGAAAAGCACACGGTCCATGTGTTCCCGCGCCCGAACTGCTCAACGCGCAACCGGCCAAAAAGCGGGGCTTGCGCAACGAATGCCATGGTGCCAAACGCTTCCCACACCAGCGCCTTCACCCTCACCCTCACGCCCCTTGCCTCACGTAGCGCGGCAACCTCGGCCTCCAGTTCGCGGATGCGGGCGGCGGCTTCTGCCCCCCGCGCGCGGCATGAATAGGCATCATCCCACGCTGCAATGTCACGCGCTTCAAGGCGTTTTAGAATATCATCCATGACTGGCGTCCTTTTCTGTGATGGGCATGTGGCACGCACGCTGAAAGTCAGCCGCAGCGGCCCTTACTGTCGCGCCAAAGCCCGCAACACCTTCTGCCAAGTTTTCGCCCCATAAGAAGCACCACATATTGCCGTCACGGTATGGCTTTAAACCGAGCAATGCGACCAAGGCAAAATCGGATAACTCTTGCTCGACCTGCGAACGAATAGACGCGGCTTCCATGTCGTAGTGTTTGGTGTGTTCACTCATCGTCTTTGCCCTCCTTGGGTTGGTAGGGGCAGGGGATGGCCTCAACTTTCCTTGCATAGAAGATTGCCGTGCGCCCGTTCCCTGTTTTGGTGTTTCCCTTCTCGACAGCATAATGCCGCAGCAACTTTGCCGCCGCCTCAATCGCTGCGTTCCAGCCCTCTATACGGGGGTCTGGGGTGGGCGTGTCTGCGGTGAGGGTGATCTTAGAAAGGGTGTGGCGGATGATCTGTGATGCCCCGCGCATATCTCTGACATGCTCTCCGCCCGTTGGGTCGTCCAGCATTCCAAGCGTGTCTCGCAGCCCCTCCACCGCCACCGCCAGCTTGGCCTGTAGCGCGTCACGCTCGGCCTCTGCGGCTTCGGCGCGGGTGCGCCAGTATTTCTCGGCGCTGTCCAGAATGTCAGCATCGACATAGCGGTGATCGTGGTCCTCGTCCTGTGCAGCGCGGACATGCAGCATGCCTTGATCGTGTTCGTAGCGATCACCCATCCAGATTTCGCGGGGGAACGCCAAGCGCTTGTCGGTCGTGTCAGTCATCTTGCATCCTCTCTGTTATCGGCCAGCACCGCGCGTGCGTCCGTGAATGATGGCGCGGTGCTGGCCTGCCCGCCGACCGTCATTCAGGGACCGCCGGAACCGGAATTCCAAGATCGGCGCAAAGCCGCTCAAGGTGCTGAATGTTGAATTTGCGTTCCTGCCTTGCCCGCCGCGCCATTTCGCTGGCAACGTGGGCAGCCATATCAGCCTCGGAAATCGCGCCCATGCGGACCATAGCGCGCAACACCGCTTGGCCCTGCAAGTCGGAGCCATAACCGCTGACAGCCCACTTTCCGTTGGGCGTGTGGTGCGCGCCAATGACGCTAAACTGGCCGTCATCAAGCTTGACCAAGGCCGTTGTCTTTTTGGTGGCGTCTCCGCCTCGGTCCAAAAGCATAATGCTTTCCGCTTTGTGAACTTTTCCACGCGTGAGTGCGGTAAAGCGCGCTGCGTCGATGCCTTGGATTGCGCTGCAAATCATTCCCATGTGTCTATCTCCTGTGTGTTGTGCTGGCCTGCCCCCCGTGGGGAGCGGCGGTAACGGGGTGGTGGGTCATTGGCCAAATACCCTAAGCTGCCATAGCAACCGCGCCTTGGCCGCTTCCTCGCGTGTCGCCACGAGGTCAACCACACCGCCGTTTTGCACTAGATACGCAGAGTCAGGCACGCATGACGCACACTGGCACAGGCCGCATTTGCACTTGTTCTCAGGGCCACAAATCTCACACGGCATCATATCGTCGCTCATGCTCTCGCCCTCGCTGTGGCTGCGGTTGTCCGTTGGGTTGCGGCGGCGCGCATCACACGCCCCCTGCTACGATCACCGCCAGAATAGCGGATAGGGTGAAGCCTAGAAGAATTATTGCGGGGCCGGTCATGGCTGCACCTTGCGGGCTTCAATCATGGCGTCGGCGACATCATACGCGTCGCGCGACATTTTCCACCAATTTGGCTCATCAACATAGCCCATAGTTGTGCAAAACCCGGCCAACGCCTGCGCCGCGAAATAGTCACGCAGGCTCATGCCGGAATATGGCAGGCTTCCTTTGGTGGTGCTGTTTATCAGCATTTCACTAGGAAACGCTGGCCCGCCGTCTGGAATATCCGTCATTTCTCCCCCCTTGCCTTTAGCAATGCCGCGCGACGGACATAGACCGCAAGCGGCAAGCTGTCCTGCTTAGAAGCGGCTGCGATTTCGTCGCGCTCTTGGCGAGTAACCCGCACCGCAATGATTTGACTTCTACCGTCCATAACGTGCCTTTCTTAGATGTTTAATGTTCATATCGTAGTATACTAAGAAAGCACCGTCAATACGGCTTTAATCAGGCCAGACGATTTCGCCGTTGAATTTGCGATATGCCATTTTGCGCCTTTTGGGGCCTAAGCCAAGGTGCTTTGCCCGGACGCGCGCAACCTTAGCTTTTTCGGCAACGTCGGCCCGCGTCTTGATCGCGTGACAGGGACGGCGTAGGGCGCGCAGGTTCGCTTCTCGGTTTTCGCCACCGTTGATTAGCGCGATGATGTGATCAAACTCTATGCCCTCTCCAGCGGCTCCTAGCTTCATGCCGCACCCGCAAGCGCAAACGCCTTCTTGTGCCAAGACAATGCGCGCCTTGACGCGTGGCGGGGCTGCGGTTTCGTCTGTCTTGCCAATCCACTCAGGCGTTGATCTGGTCATTCTCCAAACTCCGCCGCATATTTCCGTGCCTCGGGGTCGCGCAACGGTATCCCCGCCGACAAAAACCGCCGCTGCACTAGGTCCATGTATTCCGTCGCCTGCTTTACCGTCATGATGCTGGTGACGGGGATTTGCAGGCGAATGAACATCTCGATCTTGGTATCATACGGCAATGGCCGTAAGGTGGCGTCATACCATGCGCGGAATTCGTCATCATCACGGCGTAGGATGGGTATGCCAACCTCGACCTTGCATTGCGCCCGGACGCGCTCGAAATCCTCGCCGGTTTCGTGCGCGGCGTCCTGATACCACATGGCGATTGTTCGGTTTTGCGCGCCTGTTCGATCTGCACCTTTGACCGCACTAACGGTGAGCGGCAACGATTGGGCAAGGATGAACCTCACCCATCCGTCGCGGTCTGCGTCTGTCTTTAGCGCACGGCTGGCCACCTATCCCGCTCCCAATATTGTCTCGTCAATCACAATCGCCCAAACATCGCGCCAATCCAGCCCCGCAAGGTCCGCAACCTCTTGGCATATCGCCTGCACGTCTGCCCCTTGGGGCGTGGTGTTGGCTGCGGTTTCCTTGCTGAGATACATGGCCATGATCTCGGTGTCTGTCATAACCCCAGAGCCTCGCGATACATGGCCTCTACAGCCTCTTCCTCGGCGATCTGGTCACGCGTTTTCTTGCGCAGGGCGATCACCTTGCGCACGGCTTTGGTGTCATAGCCCCGGCCTTTGCACTCGGCCATAACATCCTTTGCTTGGTCGGAAATGTCGCGCTTTTCGGCGTCGAGGCGTTCAAGCCTCTCGATAAAGGCGCGCAATTCTTCTGCGGTCACGCGGTATGTGTCAGTCATGTCAAACCTCCGTTACTTCACAGCCAAGCATGGCCAAGACCCTTTCGACCTTATCGGAAACCCCAAGAGGGGCCGCGACAAGAAACAGCTTCCCAGAAGCTGGGATTTCTTTCGGCGCGGGCGGCGCGCCCTTGGTGATAGGTTTTTCCGGTGCTGGTGCGCTCTTGATGTTCAAGTCAAGCCACCGGCGCGCGCTCAATTCAGCGGCTGGGCTGGCGCGGTTTTTGCCAGACACCCAATGCTTGATTGCGCCAGCGTATCCTAGCGCCTGATCCATATGGGCTATCTTGTGAAAGTGGCGCGACATTTCCGCAAGCGCAGGTTGCCCGTTTCTGGCAAGGTTGTCCCATCCCTCTTTGTGCATTTCGTATACCGTTGTCATGTGTCTGTCTCCTGTGGTGTGGGGGTTAGAAGCCTACCGCCAGAAAGCGGCGGTGAATTTCGCGGGTGCGGTGAACATCATCGCGGCAATACTCGGCAATCTTTTCGTGTTCGCCATTTGCCCAAGCCTCTGCGACCATTGATCCGTCAAAGTCGCCTTTGCCTTCAATGCCAAGAGCGGCGCACAGATTATCCATGCTGATCCGTTCCTTTTGGCCAGCCCATGCGGTCATGGTGTCAAAAATACGGTCAGACCACGGCTTAGGGTCGCGCGGGATGCAGCGTGGGATTTTGACGCCGAGAACAACGGCGCGGCAAAGGATAAACCGCAGATCAAAGCCGCCCACGTAGTGCCCAACAAAGGTGGTCGCGTGGTATTCATCCAAGTCAAAAAAGAACGCGCGCAAGACAATTTCCTCGTCTTCAACCGTTCCAGCGTGCGCAGAAACAATCTCACCATCATCTTTGGCCCAAGCGATTGTGCAGATATGCCCATGAGCCGGATCAAAGCTGGTCTTAGCAAGTTGTTCCCGCGCGATGCGGTCTGCGTTCTCGGCAATCCATTCCTTGATGCTTTCCGGCTTTTTGTATTGCGCTGGGGCCTTGACCTCGGCGCGCAGCTTGTCCAGCACCGCGGGCGATTGGCTCGGAATTGTCTCGATATCGAGATAGGTGTAATTTGTGTCGGTCATGGTGCGCCGTCTCCTTCGTGGCCGTCACCGCTATCCGGTCCGGCTGGTTCAAATTGTGGAATGTGGTCGCCGCCAAGATCAACGGCGGGCTTGGCGTCAAACTTATCGCGCGCGGCATCAACGGCGCGGCGCACTTCAAGGCTGCGGTCCTCGTGATGATCCGCAAGCCATTTCCAAGCGGCATCAAATTTCGCGCCACCGATTGCGGCGTTTAGATCGTCGGACGTGGCGCACTTGGTCACAGCATCAATCAGAGCGGCGGAGATTTTCACCGGGTCTTTCGGTGCGTCTGGTTTCGTGTCCGGCGCTTTCGGCTTCTCAGGCGCAGGTTCAGTTTCGCCAGCCTCAATCGCATGCAGGTCGCCCTTGTGCCAGAGATCAAGCGCCGCGCCAAATCGCATGGCCGCATTGCGCAGCGCATCGCCAATGAGTTCCTTGATAGCATCGCCACCCTTCTTTCCGTCCGGGTGGCCGTAGCCCAAGCGCGTGACATTGCACACGGTTAGCTTGATCCACATGCCGCCGTTTTCGTCGGTCAGTGGCGTGCCTTTTTCCGTGAACGCCAGAGGTTCCCAATTCCAGCCGGTATCGCAATCTAACAGGCGGTCAGTTAGCGCGGCGTGACCAACGTAATCCAGATGCACAACGTCAGGATGGTGCCACGCGCCGCAAACCTTGCAGCGGATACCCTTCTTGAAATCCGCCCGCACGGCGTCGGTTTGCGCTTTCGTGGGCTTGGGGAGTTTGGAAATCTGGTTAGCCGGGAACGGCGCGCGCAGCAGGTCCAGACCAGTGAGCGGCTTTTCCGCAGGCTTGTGTTTCGTGTCAGTCATATCAACATTTCCCTTTGCAGTATTCATGCCCAAACCCCTCGGATGGGATCGGCACATCTGGCATTGTCATGCCGCCAATGAGAGCGCCAGCGATTGCAGCGCATACAACGATGATCCACCAGTCAGCGCGGGCCATTGGTTCCCGTTCCTCGCCGTGATACATGCGCCCGCTGCGAAGTTCGGCGTAGTGCGCCATGCGTTCCCCCCGCGCGTCATGCGCAGAAGTTTCGGTGATGTATTGCGCCAAGCGCGCCATTTCGTCTTGTGAACGGGTCATGCTATTTCTCCACAGCTTTCGCAGATGGTCACACCATCGGCTTCAATCATCAGGCCACCGCAAGGCCGGGGGCGGTATCCGCGCGGCGCATCCTCGTCCGGTTCTGCAACCCGCCCGCATGTCTGGCCATCCTCGGTGCCGATTTCGTGGCAATCATCCCACGGGCTTGCGAGTTTCCAGTCGTCATAGCCTTTGATGTTCATTTGGTTTCTCCGGTTGCTTTGCGGTATGCGGCAAGGGCTTCGTCAACCGCCGCCGCGCTTTTTGCTTGGGCGTCAAAATCTTGGCACACCATATTGCGCTCTTGGTCAATCGCCGCCGCCAATTCATCCGCAGCCAGAAGCGCGGCCTCTAGGTCAGGGACGCGGGCAATGCGGCGGGCGTCTGCATGGCGGGCAACAAAATCCTCGCCGTTAAGGTTAGTCGCCGTCGTGACGATTGTCAGTTTTTGAGCCGGTCCCGAGATGTAGATAATGCCGGGGATTTCATCCAAACCGACAGACCACTTCGCAGCAGACTTTTTTCGCGTTGCCGCTAAGTTTACGTCAGACTTCACATCATCAATCAGTTTCATGCGTCATACTCCTCATGCAGATCATCCGACACGCGGTCCTCATAGGCATCATCGCAGGTGCAGGACAGGAGACCGCAATAGTCTCACTCGGTTTCGGGCTGGTAGCTATCCGCGCAGCCAAAGCAGACCTCGGGGCCATAGGCGACGATCACGGCGGCGGTTTGCGCCTCGGTGAAAGCATCGCCCATGTGATCCTCGCGGTCCAGCACGTCGCCACAGCATCCGCAGCGGAATTTTGCGGGCGGTGCGTTGCGCTTGGCAAAGAAGGTGTTGAGGCTGGTCATTGTGCGGCCTCGGTTACTTTGTGCGCCGTGAATACATCGGAAATGGCGCTCGCCAGATCAATCGGCATGAAAATGTTGAACGTGTTGCCGTCGCGGTCGATTATTTCGATCCACTCGGTCTTGGTGTCTTTGCCGGTGACGCTGTAGGTTTTCATATCGGCAACGTGGTGCATATTTACGGAAATACTCATGTGTTCCTCCGGTGTTTTGCCTTGATCGGCTATCACACACAATCGCAAGACGTGGCCACAATGTCAACAGGTAATTTTGCCTTGCGTGGCCACGCGTGACCGTGTATCGTGGCGACATGAGCAAAACAAAATTCATCAAATTGCGCGTGACTGAGGAAGAGCAAGCGGCATTTCGCTTGGCAGCACAAGCGCGCGGCAAAGACCTGTCAGAGATTATCCGCGATCACCTTGAGCGGCTAGTCAAGCGTATGTCTAAGGAGGAACTGTAATGGCCCGCCCCCGTCGATCAGAATACGACAGCGCAGAATTTGCCGCACGATACCAGACAGGCGAAAGCCTCGCCAGCTTGGCCGATTGGCTTGGCGTATCCGTTGTGTCTGTATTCAAGGCCGTGCATCGGCGCAATCTGAGGAGGATTTAACCATGGGAGAAAAAAGAATGATAATGCATCTTTGCATGGATTGCGGCGTCCGTCACGAATTAATGGCCGACATTGACCGCGTTCGCTATCGTCAATGCCCCAAGTGCGGGCGGCAATCTTTGCCTTTCGGCATTGCTGGAACTGGTGCGATGATACAGCATCTTGTCATGGAAAATGCCAAGCTGAAATCCGCGATTTTTGACCTTGAATGTGAGGCACAAGAACGCGCAGAGCCGGGAGTTACAACGACATGACCCGCAAGAAAGCACTCACAGACCTGCGCGATAAGGTGGCGGCGGGGGAGTTGCCACCAGAAATTAACGCCATTGAATTGTTTCGAAGATGGTCTGTTTTTGACGGCCCAAACAAAAGATTTGCCGACCTTGCCTATTGGGGCTCACTCGACGCCGCTCTTGCCCTTCACAACGCTGTGTTGCCGGGGTGGCGTTGGGAAGGCGGCTCTGGGGCCGGTATTTTTGCGGTTTGGGACAAGCCGGACGAGGCGCATAAGGGAAGGTCTGACAACCCCGCCCGTGCATTCCTCTTGGCAATCCTATCCGCCCTTATAGCAGAGTGCGACGAATGACATGGGGCCTTGTCGAGTTTGTCAAAAGCCGGGTTCTTTCGGCTTTCAACCGCCCGGCCTGCGCAAAGACCGGATTGCTCACTGGATTGCGTGGGGATGCTACGAACACCGCGCCGAAGTCGAGCGCATGTGGCGAGAACACCTTGACGCGCATCGAGTTGATAGAGCGGCGGGCGCTACGCAAGCGGGGGAACAACCGGGCGGCAACGGTGACAGCGTTTCTGACGGTTCACCAGACGCTAAACAGGGGAGCCTGTTCTAATGGCAAATGAATGGCGCATAGAAGCCCGCAAGATGCTACGGCGGGGGCTAGGGGCTGAAGATATCGCCGTGGCCCTACAGATACCCCAAGATGACGTTAGGCGTCTGGTGCGGGCTCTCCGCGCGTCTGGCAGGCTACGGGGTGTTTTGTTTGGGCGTAGGTATAGGGGGCCGGTGGAGTGAGCGGCAAAGAATACCTGCTTAGGCTTGACTGGCCCCCGTCTGCGCTATCCCCTAACGCCCGGCTGCATTGGGCGGCGAAAGCCAAAGTCGCGAAGAAATACCGCCGCGATGCCTGCTACATTTCCCAAGCTATGGGGTGCCGCGCGCTGGGCTGTGATCGGCTGCATATGGAAATCACGTTCTGCCCGCCGAACAAGGCGCGCAGGGATACCGACAACATGCTGGCGGCGATCAAGAGCGCGCTGGACGGAATAGCAGACGCTACGGGCGTCGATGATAGCCGCTGGACGTATACCCTAGCCCGTGGCGAGCCGGTTAAGGGTGGCGCGGTTCTGGTGTATGTGAAGCCGGTATAAGCGCCCCGCCGGGGTGAGCATCGCAGAGAGGCTTGGCGGGGCGAGCTATCGCTTGCGGCGGAACCATGGATACCGCAGGCGATAGCGGGAACGTGTTGAGCGCGGCCATTGCTCCCGCATTACGGCTCGGGTTTGGCTTTTGTTTTGCTACGCTACCTGATGCCTTATCAGGTCTGCCCACTTGCCGCCCTCATAAAGACGCGCCCAACTTGCAAGGTTTGGTCCGGCTTCCAGACCTAGACGCGCCCATATGAGGGCAGTAAGCTGGGAAGCCGCACCACGGCACGGCTTCCCAATATAGGCGGAAATCAGCGCGGGCCGAGACCCGTGGAAATCCTCCAACTTACAATTTGAGTATTCCACAAATCTTGTCCTATCGCAAGAAAAAAGCCCCAGCCGAAGCCGGGGCGAAGTTTGGGAGGAGGAAACGAAACAAGCCCTAAGGACAGGTTTAGCGTAGGGCGAATTTTCGCATCAGTCAATGTCGCATTTATCTAGAATGTATGTCGTTATGACATCATCAAGATATTTTGCGAAAATCGCGTCAATATGTGACGCCTCTGGATTAACGTAAACCTGTCTGGCAAGGTTTGAGAACTCGATTAGTGCCAATGAAAACGCGTGGCTTGGATGCTTTCCGTCTATAAGCACAATTTCATTTGTCACGACCTGCATTTCATTCCCCGATCTGATAGCGGGCAACGGTTTTGCCAGCTTCATTCATGATGTAAACCTTGCCTTCTGTAATTTCGTGCGGCGGCTCACTGTCATCAATGTGAATAAGAATTAAATGGATCGCTTGCGGCGTTTCGCTTTGCTTGTCTGGTGTTTTTGGCAGGGCCTCGATGCATTGGGCAGGCATGACCGTTTCGCCGCCGTTGAATTCGCATATTTTCACTGTGAATGGATATTTCATTTTGACCTCGTGGTTTGGTTAGTGGTCTGATTATTTTGCGCGGGGAGTGGGGTGTCGGTCAAGCGACATTAATTGAACGGGCGTTCTTTTAACTTCGGTTGAATTGCTGAGAAAGATAGGCTAGAAAAAAAGCGGCGGCGCGAGAAATCAATCTCAAGCGCCGCCATGCAGACCAGAAACGTCTTGGGGAAGATGTGGCCTGCATTGACTAAATACCGCAAAACGCGGGCAATGGTCAAGAATATTCCCCTACATACGCACCCGGAAACGGGCCGTGCCGGATGATTTCGAGGAAACCCAGATTGGGTCCGGCAAAGAAGGCGCTACTGATGGGGGTCCACCCAAGGCGCAACCGCAGACCGAAAGTCCGAAGCGGTAGGGGTGGCAGGGTTCGCAAAGACCCTGAAAGTAGCGGATAATCTGTAGAGCCTTTGCGGGCATCTATGGGGCTTGGATCGGCGGGGCGGCTCCGAAGGGAAGGCTCAAGATCGTTCGGGCGTAGGGTCTAGCTTCTTCTTTTGAAGGGGTTAGACGACCTATGCCTGAATAACAGGACCCACCAAAGGGAAAACACAGGGATAGAGGTAAAGATATGCGAACGGCAAAAATCAATATGAGCAAATTGAACAAAGAATATCGAAAATACACAGGCGTAAAATCAATGAGCGGGATTTCATTGCCGCAAAAAATGGCGGTTCTTTTCCAGAACGTCGGAGCCGCGCCGCCTCACACAAAGCAAGAAAAGATTGAGTTGGCTAACATGATCCTGGCTGGCAAATACAAAAAACAAACGCAAGAAAAGACCGTGCGCAAACGCACAGAAACCGCCGCGACAAAACCCACCTCATTCTATGCCTCTTGGGAGTGGAAAAAGGTCCGATATGAGGCTCTAAAAATTCACGGCCAACGTTGCCAGTGCTGCGGCTGGCGTCCGGGCGATACCGAGTATGGGCATCTTGTGGTCGATCATATCCAGCCGCGTTCTAAGCGGCCTGATTTGGCGCTAACCGTCGAGAACCTGCAAATTCTCTGCAATGACTGCAATATGGGGAAAAGCAACATTCACGTTGATGACTTCCGCTACCGCGAAGATTGGTTCGCCGCGATGATGAAAGACTGACTTTGCAGCTTTGCAATTCTATTTGCACCTTTGCATTAGACAATCCATCAACAACGTGAAACTATCAACAAGCGCAAAACGGCGCAAACATAGCATGGAGGGTATCCAATGAAGTGCATCGCATACAAAGACGGCAAGGCCGTTCGGTGTTCAAACCAATTGGCGCAATGGCGCGTTGATGATGGCATCGCAGAATACATCTCAAAATCACAGTGGCGCGCTCTTGGCGGCGAGTATGAAGGCCCCATGAAAAGCAAGGGCAAGGTCAGCATCCACCCACCGCGCGGTTGGGTTGACCGCTCTAACCGATAAGGGGGTGCAGAGTGTCACTTGAGGAATACAAAGCCTTTGTTGAAGGCAAGACGCACTTAGCGGGCGAGTTCGGGTTCAAGCCTGTCTACGAAAACCCGCACACGTTTGATTTCCAAAACCACTTGATTGACTGGGCGTTGTCAAAGGGCCGCGCCGCTACGTTTGCGGACTGTGGCCTTGGCAAGACGCTCATGCAGCTTGTTTGGGCAGAGAATGTGCATCGCAAGACAAACCGTCCAGTGCTTATCTTGGCCCCGCTTTCGGTATCATCTCAGACCGTTGATGAGGCCGAGAAGTTTGGCATTGAGGCTTACAGATCGGCAGATGGGAAATGGCCAAGCGGCAAAGGTATCATCACGACGAACTACGAGCGCCTGCATCACTTTGACTTGTCCGATTTCTCTGGCATTGTTTGCGACGAAAGTAGCATCCTGAAAAACTTTGACGGGGCCATTCGATCGGCAATCACCAAGGCTATGCGCAAGGTGGAATACCGCGCGATGTATACCGCGACACCAAGCCCGAATGATTATACCGAGTTGGGAACATCATCGGAGGCTCTTGGCGACATGGCCTATATGGACATGCTGGCTACCTTTTTCAAAAGCAATGACGACACGTTGCACCCGGCGCACATCGGGCAGAATTGGCGTTTCAAGGGCCATGCTGAGCCGCACTTCTGGCGCTGGGTTGCGTCATGGGCGCGCGCGGTTCGCCGCCCGTCTGACCTTGGGTTTTGCGATGATGGATGGACCTTGCCGGAGTTGCACGAGATACACCACGAGATTGAGAGCAAGCCGCTTGATGGGCAGTTGTTCGCCATGCCGGTGAAGGGATTGCCAATGGAACGCGAGGAAAAGCGCGCCACGATCAAAGAACGGTGCGAGTTAGCCGCTCAATTGATCCAGCAACACGATACTGGCGTCATGTGGTGCCAATTCAACGCAGAGGCGGACTATCTTGCGGAAATCGTGACGGGCGCTGTTAACCTGCAAGGCAGCGACAAGGACGAGGCAAAAGAGGAGAAGTTTCGCGCATTCAAGGACGGTGAAATCAAGTATCTCGTGACCAAGCCGAAAATCGCAGCCCTCGGGGTAAATTGGCAGCATTGCGCGGCCTGCACCTACTTTGACGACTACAGCTATGAACAGTATTATCAAGCCGTGCGCCGGTTCTGGCGCTTTGGTCAAAAGCGGCCTGTCACGGTTCACCAGATCGGGACCACAAGTCTGAGCAACGTCGCCAACTCTCGCAAGCGCAAGGCCGAAGCTGCAGACAAGATGTTTGACGAAATGATGCGCCACATGGTTGACGCGCAAACACATCGCAAGATTTTCACAGATGGGGATAAACCAAAATTCCCCGCATGGATGTAACAGAGGACACGAAAATGACTGTATCGGATCAAATCATCACAGACGACTATGCGATTTACAACGCGGATTGCGTTGAGGTTGTTTCTGACATGCCCGACAATTCTATTGATATGTCGGTATATTCTCCGCCTTTCGCTGGCCTTTTTCAGTATTCCGGCGACGAGCGGGATATGTCGAATTGCTACAACTACGACGAATTTTATGATCAATATCGGTTTCTGGTTAAACAGATGGCGCGGGTCACAAGGCCGGGGCGCATCAACTGCGTTCATTGCATGGACATTGGCGAGGATGCGATTGGAACGGTGCACGACCTGCCGGGGAACATTATCCGAATCCACGAGGAGGCCGGGTTTCAATTCATGGGTCGGCGGTTGAAGTGGAACGAGCCTCTTGCCGTGCGGCTGCGTACAATGGTTCGCGGGCTTGCTCACCAGACGATTTGCGAGGATAGCGCAAAATCAAGCATCGCAAATGCCGATTACGTTTTGTTCTTTCGCAAGCGTGGCGAGAACCAAAAGCCGATTACTCACGAGCGCGGCTTTACTCGATACTTTGGGGCTGAGCATATGCCAGATGAAGTTCGTCAGTTTCGCGGCTTTGACGGGGACCAGAAGGAAAACAAGTTCTCGCACTTTGTCTGGCGTCGGTATGCGTCAAGCGCGTGGATGGATATTAGGTCATCAAACAGAAAGCCGGGGTCAAAAGAGCCATGGCTTACAGGTTGCGGGCTTGTTGCGCGGGCTGTGGTGGATGATGGCGAGGCGCGAGAGCCTGAGGACGTCAAGCACGTTCACCCGCTTATGTTGGACATCATTCATCGCTGCGTTGAACTTTACACAAACCCCGGAGAAACCGTGTTCACCCCGTTTATGGGCGTGGGGTCTGAGGTCTACAGCCCGGTGTATCTTGGGCGGCGCGGAATCGGCGTTGAATTGAAGGCGTCGTATTTCAGGCAGGCGGCAAAGAACATCGCCAAGGCCAAACAGGATTACATCGAGGATGGGGCAGGTGATCTTATCGCGGGGATGATGGCATGAATGACCTGTTTGAAACCCATTGCCCGTGCTGCGGACAGGCCATGCCAGAAAAGGCGCTACAGGCCAGCCCGTTTGATGTATTCTGGGCAGACGTTCCGCACAAGATCGGAAAACAATCTGCGATGAAAGCATGGCGCAAGCTATCGACACAGGACCGCAAGGCCGCGCATGATGGCGTCAAGCGGTTCTACGCATGGTTCGCCAGCACATACCCAACGGCGTCACCACTGCACCCGTCCAGCTATCTCACAGGCAAGCGGTGGCAGGATGAAACCGGCGCATCGGTGAAGGTAGCGACACATGAGACGCGGCTAGAGAACGCGGCGAGCGCGATACGATCCGGCAAGCGGTTTCTCTGCACTCAAATTCCGGCGGCGATTGCGCGCGATTGCGTTGCCGCTGGCCTTGTCACTCCAGACCAGTGCAGATCGGTATGTGTGCTGTGAAAGACAACAGAGAGGATAGAGGATGAAAAACCCGACCCCAAGAGAAGCGATTGAAAGCCTCACCGAAAGCCTGCGCATGGCTCGCGTGGAAGTGGAGAAGGCCCGCGCCGAGCGTGACGCGCTACAGGCTAAGCTGGCGGTGGCGGTGGAGGCTTTGCAGAAATTGCATCACGCGGTTTGTGGCGAGACAGGCTTTGCCGAGTGCGTAAGGCGAGACAGCGGCAAAGCGTATCCTTGGCCCGCTTTGGATATTGCAGACACCGCAGCGCGCGCCACCCTCACCGCAGACACGCAAAACGGTGCCAGCCAATGACCACATCCCTAGACATCAAGCGCATCGTCGCTCACCATTACGGCATAACGGTTGATGACCTGTGCGGGCCATCTCGCAAGCGCGATTACGCTCACCCGCGACAGGTGGCATACTGGATGATGCAAAAGCACGCCGGGTTAAGCACGACGCAGATAGGGCGTCAGTTTGGCGGTCGGGATCACACGACAGTCATGTTTGGCATTTCCCGAGCAAAGGCGCGCGCAATGCTCAAAGATGGTGACGTCAAGGCCATGACGATTGAGCAGGCCATTCTCATGCCGGATTTTTCGTCGTCACGATTTGAAACCCCGGTGTTTCGCTCGACGCGGGGGAAATAAACGCGGCGGCGGCGCAAATAGGTGTTGACCATCGCAACGGCGGCGCTTAGTGTGTATTTATGGAAACGGCGCAAAGCCAAACGGGAGACAGACAGATGAAAATCACAAAGATCAGCGATGTTTTGACTGTTGAAATGAAGTGGAAAATGGCCGCGCGGGTTGCTTTGCTCGCTTTGGAAAATGGGACCGATGAAGGCAAGAGGCTTGCTCGTGAAGAAATCATGCGAATGGCCGATGTCGCTGATTTTTCCGTTGATCTGCAAGATGAACTCAAAAAGCAATATACAGCCTAACCGGCAGGGGCTTCGGCCCCGCCACCACTCACGAAAAAACACGCCACACACGGCGCAGAGGAGAGAAACGATGACAGTTGCTTTGAACCAAAATGAAATTCTGATTATCCGGTCCGCACTCCAGCGCATCGAAAAAGACAATCGGCTTCATAACTGCGCCGTTTCTCAGGAGTTCTATGACCTCTTGGTTAAAATCGAATCCGCTGCGCGCCTCGCCGCCTGACCCCCACCCACGGGGGCCACGCGCCCCCGGCAACACCGGAGACACAATGAAACGCTATTTGAAACACCGCATCGCCACAAGCCTCGGCCTTGTCGCAATCCCTCGAGGCGGATACGCCAGCCCCGAGACAGTAGCGCAGATCGAGCGCGAAATCGCAGCGGCTGACCGGATGATTGCCAAGAAGGCAGCTGAGAAGGAGGGCGGGAAATGACGGCCGCAAAGCATACTCCAGCACCTTGGGATGTTCAGCTTGAAGAAAGTTGGCCGTGGGCGATTGCCATTATGGGGCCGGATATTTCCATCCCGCGATACGCTTACAGCACGGCTGACAAAAGCCTTGATGATGTTAGAGCGGCAAAATCCTTTGATTATGATGAGCGGGATGAAATTTCTCGGCGTATTGCTCAGCAAGAGGCAGACGCCCGCCTCATAGCCGCCGCCCCTGATTTGCTAGAGGCGCTGGATGATTTGCTTGAGGTTTGCGCCCATAGCAACGGTGAGTTGGACCGTCGCGCACCAATGGACGCCGCCCGCGCCGCAATCGACAAAGCACGGGGGCATGCATGACCTACGATCCGCGAGAGCAAAAACTACCCAAGTGGGCGCAGGAATACCTTGCCGAAACGCGCCGCCGCGCCGATCTCGCATGGCCCACAATTCCAAAGCCGCACCCTTATTGCGTGATTGATGAAAACGGACACGCAGCAATCGGGCCAAAGCCTTACAACATTACGCTTTGGAATGTAACTGGTGGCATGGTGGGTGATGTTGTTGTTGGGGCTGGCGGATACAAGGAAAGCCGGGGCGGAGGTTTTGCAACAAGATTGCACGGCGCTTATTACGCCACACTAAGAGACGCCCAAGCCGCTGCATGGTGGGAAGCCTGCGAAAAAGCGGCTGGACATATTCACGCGGCTGCGGAAATCTGGCGGAGGGATAACGCATGACCTTCTTTCAAACCGTCGATAGCATTGAGACCCGCGCGCTTGCGCTTCACCGCATGCATGAAATGCTCACCGTCCTAGCTGACACCCACGAAAAGAGCTTACACGCCAGCATCAGCGCAGACCGGCTATGGCACAAGTTCAACGCAACGGACGCGGGAGGCAAGGCATCGCACGTATCCGCCGCACTCAATGCCGAGTTTGTGCAAGATATATCTCGCGGCACGCAGGGCGAAAGCCGCTTGCGCCTCACGCCCAAGGGCTGGGCCGCTATCGGGCGCAAGGTGCCTATGTGGATGGAGGATGCAGCATGAGGGTTGTCAACTACACCGCCAACGAGTTGCGCGTCCTGCCCAAGCTGGAGCGCCTGTTGATCGCAGAGGGCCAGCGCATCCGGCGCAAAAAGGCAGAGCCGCAAACGATCGAGTATTCCGAAGCATGGCGCAAGTCTCGCAACGAACTGGACGCCAAAAGGGTTGCAGAGCGCCGCGCGCAAATCCTGGCCTTTCTCAGAAGCCAAACAGAGCCTCAGCCCATACCAGCCATTGCGGCCTATATGAAAGCCTCACACGCCACGCCCAAGACTTACTGCCACCAGCTTATGGCAGATGGCTTGATTGGTCGCGTGATCGGCAGCGCCAAGGGGCAGCACTTGTGGTATTACATCGGAGGGGGAAAGGAATGACACAGGACAGCGAAGAATGGGGGCCGTGGATAGAGCACGATGGGAAAGGGTGCCCTGTTAGAGGGGGATATGTTCATGTAAAATATTCTGCGGCTGACCTCGCGGGCACGACTGAATTATACGGCATTGTCCCGCAAGGTGCAGGAACCACAATAAACAGTCAATGGATATGGGATCGGGCAATTAGGTTCGGGCGTCCGTTTATAATCCGCTACCGCATTCGCAAGCCCCGCGCCTTGCGTGATCTAATCACCCTCGTAGAAACCCTACCCGCACCACAACACCACACACAGGGGGCAGACGTATGACCCTTCGGGAACGCATGGCCGCACGCGCAAGGGAGGGGTTGAAGTGAGCGACCCATTTAAAGGAACATCCCTATTGTTTTGCGATATTCTCGGAGAACCTGAGCCTGTTTTCGCTTGGTGGCCTGTGCGCTGCTTTGACGGATCGTGGGCTTGGATGCAGGTTGTTTATCGTCGCCTTTGCGTTCTCAAGCCGCACCTCCCGGGCCCATGTGGCGAGCCGTGGTGGCAATACGCAAAAGGATCAAAGAAATGACCCCCGCGCAACAATCCCAGATCACCGCCCTACGCGCCAAGATCACCCGCATGCGCGAAGGCGGACAGCCTGACGACACAATACGCGCTGGCCTCATTGCAGAGGGATGGGCAGCAGGGGCCGTGATCGAGGCTATGCGGGATAGCCCCATGACCCGACCCGGCAACACAGCGCACGACACATAGGAGAAAGACATGGCAAAGGTATCAAAACTTCAAGATGTAACTAGCGCGCCAAACCTATCTGTTATTGAAGAATTGGAGGTTGCTCTTGATATGGCGAAGTCTGGAGAATTAAGGTCATTCGCAATGGTGGGCGCTCTTAAAGGCGGGCGAACATATACAACTTTTGTTTCTAGTGATATTCAGCAACAAATCGGGGAAATTTCATTTCTGCTGCACACTCTTTGCGCGCGGCAAAGGGAAAACCGCGAAGAAATCTAAGACGCCTTGACCCGCAGGCTAAGCGGGCGGTAAGCCAATCAGAGCCGGGGCGGTGGCGACATTCATAAAAAGCCCCTATCGGTGGCAGTAGCGGCGGGTCCCACGCCACCTATCCTTGGCCCGTGACGCTGCAATTGACTTGACCCGCTTCTAAGCATACAATCCCGCAAACGTGCAAAGGAGCGCCACATGGGAACTGCTACATTCTCAATCGCCAAGTATGGCCGCAACCGTGGATCTGCCGCAGGAACCGTGCGGGGCGAATACGTTGACGGTGGAGCACACACGACCAGCACCACAGGATCAAACCTCACAGATGGTGCAGCAGGTGCAGGCTCAGCTATCACCGGGGTAGTAGGCGACGTGCTCACAATCGTTATGGATGAAGCCGCACGCGTTCAATTCGGAGGTGTTGCAGCGACCGCAACATCTGGCCACATCGTTCCCGCAAATATCCCCGTTGATCTGGAAATCTCTGCATCTGGGGCGATCAGCGTAGCAGACATTGCGTGATGACCAAGCCAAAGCCTGAACCTGAAAAAGACCCAAAGACAGGCCGATTTGTAACCGGGAATATCGGCGGCGGTCGCAAGAAGGGGTCACGCGCCAAGCTAGGCGAGGCATTTATAACAGACCTGCAAGCGGACTGGCATGAACACGGGCAAGAGGTTATCGCCACTGTTCGCGCAGAACGTCCGCAGGATTACCTGAAGGTGGTGGCGTCGATCCTGCCCAAAGAGCACGTTGTCCATCGCCCAACCGATGAGATGACAGATGACGAACTTGCAGAGCGCCTCGCAATTCTTGAAGAACTCATCGCTTTCGCCGGAGGTGTTGGTTCAACTGCGCGACCAACTCATGAAGGAAGCGCAGATAAGAGCAAGCCGCAATAGGCTGGCCAGCTTCGATCCTTATCCAAAGCAATTCGAGTTTTACAAGAAAGGTCTGACCACACGGGAGCGCCTGCTAATGGCGGGGAACCAATGCGGCAAGACATACTCCGGCGCATTTGAGGCAGCGATACATCTGACAGGGCGCTATCCTGACTGGTGGCCGGGTAAGAGGTTCAACCGCCCGATTGAAATGTGGGCCGGGTCTGACACCAGCGAAACCACGCGCGACACGGTGCAGCGCAACTTGATCGGCCCGCCTGCGAACCGCGACGATTGGGGAACGGCGGCAATACCGGCAGATGCAATTCACGACACATCTATGAGGCAAGGCACGGCAGACGCGGTGGATACCGTGCTGGTGCGGCATGTGTCCGGCGGCCTATCAACTCTGGGCTTCAAAAGCTACGACCAGAAGCGCCAGAAGTGGCAAGGCACTAAGAAAGACGTGATATGGCTGGACGAGGAGCCGCCGATGGATATTTACATGGAGGCTTTGACAAGGACAAACGCTGTAGATGATGGTATGATCTACCTGACGTTTACGCCGTTGCTGGGTATGAGCAGTGTCGTTCATATGTTTCTGGAGGCTGAATGAGCCGGTCTGTCACACGAATGAGCATAGACGACGCGCTGCACTTCACGCCAGAAAAGCGTGCGCAGATTATCGAAAGCTATCCGCCGCATGAGCGAGAGGCGCGCATCAAGGGAATTCCGGCGATGGGGTCCGGGCGGGTGTTTCCTATCACCGAGGAAAGCATAACATGCCAAGCGTTTGAACCGCCGCGCCATTGGGCGCAGATTGCGGGCTTGGACTTCGGATGGGATCACCCGACAGCAGCGGTTAGAATGGCGTGGGACCGCGACGCAGACGTGATCTATGTTATGGACTGCTACAGGCGCAAAGAGGCTACGCCGGTCGAGCATTACACCACTCTGCGCTCTTGGGGGGATTTGCCGTGGTCATGGCCGCAAGACGCATATCAACGTGACAAGCGATCTGGGGGCAGTCTGAGGCAAGATTACCTAGACCTAGGGCTACGTATGGCGGCAAAGCACGCGACGTTCCCTGACGGCGGGAACGGGGTAGAGGCTGGCATCATGCAAATGCTGCAACGGATGCAGGGCAAACGGTTCAAGGTGTTCGCGCATCTGGAGGAGTGGTTCGCTGAGTTTAGAATGTATCACCGCAAGGATGGATTGATCGTCAAGGAACGGGATGACTTGATGGACGCAACGCGGTATGGTGTTATGATGCTGCGCATTGCAGAGCCGCCCGACGTTTACGAGGATGATTGGGCGGAGGAACGTATGGACCACTCACGGAACGAGGCGACTGGATACTGATGGAAAACGCAGAAGCATATGACCTCGACGTGACCGAGGAAGGCCAGACCGGCGAAGCGCCGGAGGTTTCGCCGCAGGAATTCATTGCCTTTATCTTGCAGTCTGAGAACATAGCCGCCGATTTGAGCGACGATCAGCTTGCCAAGATTTCCGATGACGTAATCACCGAATACGACATCGACGTTGATAGCATGTCCGAGTGGACGGAGAAAATGAAGAAGGGCGTTGATCTAGCCCGTCTGGTGAAAGGCGAGGAAAAGGAATACCCGTTTAAGAACGCCGCGAACATCAAGTATCCGCTCGTTACATCGGCGGCGCTGCAATTCAACGCCAGAGCATATCCGGCGATTGTCCCCTCAGATCAGATCGTCAAGGCCAAGACGTATGGCTCAGATCCGGAAGGCAAGAAGGCCGCGCGGGCAGAGCGCGTTTCAAGCTACATGTCTTGGCAGCTTGCGGCTGAGATTGTCGAGTGGGAAGAAGAGACAGACAAGCTGCTAGTGCAGTTGCCTATCGTCGGGACAATGGTGCGCAAGGTCTGGTATGACCCGGTTAAGGATCGCGCCTGTTGCCGTGTGATTGATGCGGGCAACTTTGTGGTGAATGACCGCGTGAAGGTGCTGGATAGCGCGCCGCGCGCCTCTGAGAAGTTGCCGCTCTATCCTGACGAGATTGAAGAGCGCATACGGTCTGGGCAGTTTGCCAAATTCGAGTTTGACGAAGGCGACAACCGCGACAAGACTGCACCGCAGATGTTTATTGAACAGCACCGCCGGGTTGATCTTGACGAGGATGGATACCCCGAGCCGTATATCGTGACTGTGCACAAAGAGACAAAGACCGTTGTCCGGATCGTTGCGGACTTTGAAGAGGCAGACGTGACGTTTGAATATTCATCGCAAGTGCAGCCGATGCAAATGCCAGGTGGCATGATTGTGATGCAAGATGTTCAGACGCCAGTCGGGATCGTTAGTATACGCCGGGGTAGTTATTTCATCCCCTACCACTTCTTGCCGAGCATGGACGGCGGTTTCTGGGGCACGGGCTTGGGCCTGTTGCTTGGCGACATATCCGAGAGCGTGAACACGATCATCAACATGATGCTTGACGCAGGGCATTATGCGGCGGTTGGTGGCGGGTTTATCGGCAAGGAGTTGCGATTGAAGGGTGGCGCGCAGCGTATGCGGCCCGGTGAGTGGAAAATGGTAGGGGCAAGCGGGGCGGATATTACAAAGGCGATTGTGCCTATGACATTCCCCGGACCTGACGCCACGCTCTTTCAGCTTCTAGGCATGTTGATTGAGGCGGGCCGTGAGATTGCATCGGTCAAAGACGTGATGACGGGTGACGGCGGGGCGGTCGGAAAGAACGCCTCACCCACGACAACGCTTGCCCTGATTGAGCAAGGGATGATGGTGTTCACCGCGTCTTACAAACGCATATTCCGGTCGCTTAAGCACGAATACCGCCTCTTGGCCAAGATCAATGCGCGGGCTGTTACCCCTGAGAAATACAACGCTTTCCTTGATGATAGCAGCCCCGAGGGGCAGCAGATCAGGCACGATCCAAAGGCTGATTTCTCTGTCATGGATATGGATATTGAGCCGGTAGCAGACCCGCGAAGCATTACCAAGATGCAGGAAGCCGCTAAAGCGCAGATCGTCATGCAGCTGGCAGAGCAGGGGCTTGCGGATAAGGGCGCGGCATCGCGCCGGATCATCGAGGCTATGAACATCGGGAATGCGGATGAGTTGGCCCCGCAGCCTGACCCAATGCAGCAGATGATGCAGCAAATGCAGATGCAGGCGGCACAGGCTGATTTGTCTGACAAGATGGCGAATATTGAGTTGACCATGGCAAAGGTTGAAAGCGAGCGCGCTAAGGTTATGGAGATCATGGCGGGGGTCAAGACGGACCAGCAACGCCTTGCTCTTGATGGCCGCAAGCAGCGTATGGATGCACTGATGAAACTATTGGAGAATGACCGTGCAAGACTGGACACAGCTATCAGAGGAGGACTTGGAGCGATGGCTGGAAAGCCCGGTGACGCGGGCAATCAAGCTGGGGCTGGAGGTTCTAACGGAACAGGCCAAGGCTCAATGTTCTCAGGCGTATTGGGCGGGCCAACCTTGGCCGGAATGTGACCGCAAGGCACTTCTGAGGCAAGAACAGATGATCGAGGATATTTTCAGTTCCTCACTAGACGATGTGATGCAGGCAATAGGAGCAAATGATGCAGAACACGAGCGGGATCAGACCCGTTGAATACAACGTCTTGGTTAAACAGGACGATGTTTCGGCGAAAACAAAGGGCGGGCTTTATGTGCCCGAGGAAGTATTGGAGCGCGAAAAACATGCTCAGACGCGGGGCGTAATTGTCGCGGTGTCTGACTTGGCTTTCGATGCTGCGGTATGGCCGGAAGGCAAGGACAAGCCCAAGCCGGGGCAGCGCATTGCCTTTGCAAAGCACTCTGGCACGTTTGTCACTGGCGTTGATGGTGCAGAGTATCGCGTCATCAAGGATAAAGACGTTGTTGCAATGATCGAGGATGAATGATGGCTGACGATATTGAAGTTGAAGTCGACGAGGTTGAGCTTGACGTATCTGCGGATACCGAAAGCGACGACAACGCGCTAGAGCAAGAGGCACCGCCGCAACGCGACGAGGCATCGGAAAACGAGGCGCGCAAGTATGGATGGCGCCCGAAGGAGGGGTTTGACAAAGACCCGGCTGGATGGGTTGACGCCAAGCGGTTTCTTGAACTTCCCAGCACTCAGAAAAAGATGGTGCAGGATGAGTTGCGCCAAGTGAAGGCTGAGACCGAAAAGCGCATGGAGCGGCTGGAGCGGGCCAATCGCAAGGCCATGGAGGCCGCGCTTGCAACGCAGAAGTCGGCCTATGAGAATGAGTTAAAGCAGCTTCGGGCCGCACAACGCCGGGCCGTGGAGGAAGGCGACACAGACCGCTACGACGCGCTAGAGCGCCGAGAGCAAGACCTTCTGAAATCACCGCCTGCGATTGAAGCCGATACTGACGACGCCGCACCGGGGGCTGACCCGTTTGTCGAGGAATACCGCGCCAAGCCGGAGGGCGCATGGATCAATGACCCGATCTTGCGAGAGCATGGCCGGGTTGCGATTGAAACCGCGCCGGGGATGAAAGGCAAATCCGCAAAAGAGCAGATTGCCTATGCCGAAACGCAGGTTCGCAAGTATTTCCCGCACATGTTCGAGACGCAGCCCAAGCCGCGCGCGGCGAAGGTTGACGGCGGGGGCTTGGCTGGTGGCCGGTCAAGTGGTGGCGCGTCGAAACTGCCGCCCGAGGCTATCAAGGCGGGCAAGGATTTCGTGACCCAGGGCTATTTCAAGAGCCTTGACGAATACGCCAAAGCATACTTTGATCAGGAAGGATAAGCCATGAGCCGCGCAGATCAGACACAAAGCAGGGCAGAGCAGACACAAGAACAGCGGCGTCGCCGCAACTCCGAGAGCCTTTCCGGGCAGCGGAGGCGCATGGCGCTTGACATGTCCAAGCTAGATACGGATAATTTCGAATATCGCTGGGCCAATAATGAGCCGGGGCGGTTAGAGGTTCTCACGCAGCAAGACGATTGGGAAATCGTTACTGACCGTGAGGGGAATATCAAGGCGGATAGCACGGGCGAAGGCTCGCAAGTATCCATCTTGGCAGGAATTGGGGATGCTGGTGCCCCTGTGCGTTCGGTGTTGATCCGGAAGCCCAAAAAATACCAAGACGAGGACCGGCGCGCCAAACAACGCCGCATTGATGAGATGGAAGCGCAGTTGAAATCTGGCAACACACCAGGCGACGGCGCGAAAGGCGAGAACTTCTATACATCTGAGAACGGCATTCGGATCGAACAGGGGTCTCGCGGATAACCGTAACAAACTGGAGTTATTCCAATGGCTAATGCTGACGCAGCGCGCGGGCTTTCCCCCGTCGCTTATCTCAGCGGTGCATGTTACACTGGCGCGGCAAATCGGTATTATGTCCCCGCCAGTGACGGCACCGCAATTTACGTCGGAGGTCTTGTCAAGTTGGCGGGATCGGCTGACGCGGACGGCACCCCGTCCGTGACTGGCAACGTGGCAACCGGAAACCCGGTTGTGGGCGTTGTTACGTCTGTTGAATTTGTCACCCGTGACAGCACGATTTACCGCGCGGCTTCGACCGAGCGTTATGTCTATGTCGCGGATGATCCGAATTTGCTTTTCGAGGTCCAAGAGGACAGCGTTGGCGGTGCTTTGGCGGTTACAGCCGTTGGCAACACCGCAGACCTGATCGGCTTTACCGCTGGCAGTGCTATCACTGGCCTTTCGACTATCGAGATTGACAGTTCGACGGCAACCGCTACGGGCGATGGGACTGAGGACGTTCTTATCGTTCGCTTGTCTCGTCGCCCGGATAACGCAATTGGTGCAAACGCAGATTGGCTTGTTCGCTTGAACAATCACCAGTTTGTTGACGGCACCGCAGGCGCATAAGGAGGGCTGACAAATGGCTGGACCTATCAGCACCGGTAATCACCCGAAGGCGCTATGGCCCGGTGTTCACGCATTCGTCATGGGCGAATATTCTGAGCACCCGACAGAGCACACGCAAATCTTCGACATGATGTCTTCGGACAAGGCATACGAAGAGGACGTTGAAACAACCGGCTTCGGCTTGGCGCAAGTCAAGACTGAGGGCGGCTCTGTGGCTTACGATAGCCATACTCAGGGCTTCACAAAGCGTTATACGCATGTGGCCTATGGGCTTGGTTTCATCGTGACCCGCGAGGAAATGGACGACAACCTCTATAAGTCGCGCGCGTTCAATCGGGGACGTCAATTGGCGTTCTCGTTCCGCACGACCAAAGAGATTGTCGCGGCCAATATCCTTAACCGCGCGTTCAACTCGTCTTACACCGGCGGCGATGGCAAGGAACTTCTGGCGACGGATCACCCGACGCTGGCGGGGAACTTCTCGAATGAATTGGCCATTCCGGCTGACTTGTCCGAGGCATCGCTGGAGGATTTGTTGATCCAGATCATGAACGCGAAAAACTCGCGTGGTCTGCAAATCGCAATCCGTGGTCGCAAGTTGATTGTGCCGCCCGCACTGGCCTTCACGGCAGAGCGCATCATGAAATCGACGCTGCAAAACGACACGGCAAACAACGCCGTAAACGCAGTGCGGTCCATGGGGCTTCTGCCTGACGGTGTGGCGGTCAACCACTACCTGACGGATGACGACGCTTGGTTTATCAAGACGGACACGCCCAACGGCCTGTGCTGCTTTAACCGGACCGCGTTTGAGTTCACCCGCGACAATGACTTCGATACATCCAACGCGAAAGCCAAGGGGTATGAGCGGTATTCGTTCGGGTGGACAGATTATCGCGGCCTGTACGGGTCAGAGGGCGCGGCTTAACGGCCTTGTCCATGTGAACCTTAATCCCGCCTTGCTTTTGTGAGGCGGGGTTTCAACCTTTCAACGGAGTGATCCAATGAAACCGACAAACTTTCCAAACGGCATTCGCGGCCCGCTCTTGAACTCGACAGGCGCGCAGCCCACGGCGATTGTTGACCTGACGGACAACACCGGCGGCACGGGCACGGATACTCTTGCGGCTATCGCCGCAGGGGCCGCATATGCTCAGGCGGATATGGTGGCGGTCAAGAACGCTATCGCATCACTGTCTGACAAGGTGACTGAGTTGAACGCTGCGCTGCAAGCGGCTCAGATCACAGCAAGCTAACGGCGGGGCGGCTTCGGTCGCCCTGACCTTTCGCGGGGGTCGCTATGGGTATCGCTGATACATACGAGCACGGCCAGCACAATGTAATTTGTGATAGGTGCGGCTTTAAATACAAGGCCAAGCATCTCCGCAAGGAATGGAACGGTCTGCGCACATGTCACGGCAGCGGGACAAACGGCTGCTGGGAGCCGCGCCACCAGCAAGACTTTGTGCGGGGGCAGGCAGATCGGCAGAAGCCGGAATGGACGCGTCCAGAGCCTACGCCCACGTTTATCATGCCGGACGGCGGGACGGAATTCAGTGGCGACGTGACGGGCAATGAGGGGTCCGATGATGGTTGATAATGCTCTTGCGTTTAAGATCAAACGGTTCTTCTCGGATGAAGCCGGGCAGGATCGTCGCGCATGGCTTGATGAAAATCTAGCGTCTGCAAATGACGCGCTTGGTTACTATCTCGGTCCTACTGGCATCCCTGACAAGCTGAGCGGGTTAGGCGAGGTGCTGAATTACACGGATGCAGGGGACATGATCGCAGCGGCGGATGCGTCACGAGGTTTCTGGAATAGCCCGTCAGTGGGCAATGCGGCGGAACTGGCGGCTGCTGCTGGTGCGCTTGCTATCCCGTTTGTCGGCGCGCGCATGATGGATGACGGGGTTGATGTTCTGGGGGATGCTTACCGCAGCTTTGCCGATGATGCAGGGCGGTTTGCAGCGGATGAAAGCGGCTCGGTTCCGCTTGGACGCGGCGTGGAATTGACACCATCCCAAGCCAAGGCGCAAGAAGTGCTAGACATGCTGAAATCAGGGCGCGCGTCCGAGGTCACAGACGACATGATGGCGGCGGCTGACGACATGTATCTGTATGACAACTACGACCTGCCGATGGATGAAGCGTCGCGGATGGCGCGGGCGGGGAAAATGGGGTTTGGAATTGAACCCCCTACCGATTTACGGCAGGGGGTAGGGACAAGCCCAAGCACAGAATCAAGTGCGTTTCGATCCACGCCTTACGGCGACGAAACCACCTTCCACGCAACAGACGCAGATTTCAAGTCATTTAATAATGACCGCTTAGGTTCCGCAACTCGTCAAAATGTAACCAACTATGATGATGGTTCTTTTGCAAAAAATCTTGCAGAATATGGGCATTGGGCGAGCGACCGGCCTTTAGCAAAAGAGTTATATCGCGACATTGATATGCCTATTTTGCAAAAAGGTTACGCCGATGAAGCATCATCTCTGGATGATTTGAATGAAAGAATTATGAGTGGTGAAGCATCAGGGCAAACATTTCGCTTGCCTGACGAGGAATTTTCCGGGTTTTCCACAGTAATTCCAGACCCCGCCAACATCCGTTCCCGCTTCGCCCGCTTTGACCCGCGCCTAGCGCACTTGCGCAACATCTCCGCAGGAATAGGTGCCGCTGGAGTTATGACAATGCAATCAAACGCAGAACGCGAAGAAAGAGCACTTCGCAATTATCTAGGATACGACTGATGGCAGTTACGCAGACCTACACCAACAACGAGATTTGCGAGGACGCGCTGCGAAAGATCGGCGTGACGGCGGTTGACGAGGATGCAACGGCATTCGACATTGACACGGCCAAGCGGGCTTTGTTCCGGTTGCTGAAATCATGGCAAAACCGTGATTTGGACGTATGGCTGAAATCTTGGCAGACAGTGACGCTGACCACGGCGGCAAGCTACACGCTTGACCCTATTCGCCCGATGCGGATTGATCAGGTCAATTTCAAGCAAAGCAACATTGAAACACCCATGACGCGGCTGACGCGCGAGGAATACGACAGCCTGCCCATCAAGACGACGCAGGGCGTCCCGACAACGTGGTATTATGACCGGCAGCGCGAGGCTGCTAAGCTGTATGTCTGGCCTGTCTTGGCGGCGGCATCGGGGCAATCCTTGGTGGTCACGTATATCCGCGAGGTCGAGGATATTGAATTGACCGACGCCGTTGACGTTCCGGCGGAATGGTATGACGCGCTGGTGTATAATCTCGCCTTGCGGCTGATGGATGAATACGGGGTTCAGAATAACCGAATTGCGCAGATGGCTATGAAGCTGGAGGATGAGGCGCTGGCGTTTGATCGTGAGCAATCCATTTTCTTTGCAGGGGAAAACGCGCACTAATGGCCGTGGTCGAGTGGATAGGTCAGTCTCTGCGAGATGATGACAACGCGCAGGCGAATACGTCGCGGTTGCTCAATATGTATCGCGAGCGGCATGGCGATGGCTATACCGTCAAGTCCGTTCTTGGCATGACGACGTTTGCCAGCTTCACAGGGGTATTCCTGCGCGCCTTGGCTGAGGTCGGGGGCGTGCTTTATGCCGTTGTAGGGGGCAAGGTCTACAGCATCACCTCTGGGGCCGGGACGGCGGAACTGGCGACGGTTAACGACGCGGTTGATACGACGATTGACGGGAACAACGGCGCTATTACGGTTTCGGCAGGCGGCGAGTATTACAACATTGATAGCGGCGGGGTTGTGACCACGCCGACCACGGGCGCTTTTAGCGACGTGGGGTCTGTGTCGTTCTTGGGGCAGAGAACCATTATCACCGAAAAAGACGGGCGGCGGTTTGGCTGGTCTGACGTAGCGGACAGCACGACATTTGATGCGTTGGATTTTGCCACGGCGGAAAATGAGGATGACTTGATCATCCGGGGTCTGGCGATTGGCCCGCAATACTGGATATTCGGGGAACGCAGCATAGAGCGCTGGTATCAATCCGGCAGTGCGAACACGTCTGAGTTTCTGTTGCCGATTTCCGGCGGCGCGATTGAAACGGGGCTGAAAGCGTTTGGCCTTTTGACCGAAATGCGCAATGGGGCGTTTTTCGTGGGCAATGACAATATCGCA